ATGTTCTCAAGCGGCAGGATTGAAACATGGTGAAAAAATGAAAAATGATGAAGAGTATCGAAATAAATATTCAAAAAAAATCTCAGAAGCAAATAAAAGAAGACATTTGAGAGGTGAACTAAAAACTTGGAAGGATGTATATGATTGGACGGGTAAATCACATAAACCTGAAACAATAGAAAAAATAAAAAATTCCAAAAAAGGTCAAGGAGTTGGTAAAACAAATTCACAATATGGTACAAGATGGATTACCGACGGTATTAATAATCGTAAAATAAAAAAAGAAGAAGTATTACCTCTAGGGTGGAAATACGGATACTCAAAAATTAAAAATAAATTTTAATCCCACCCCCTTGTCTATTTGACACTTTCTACTATATTTATTTAACTGATAAACAAAATTTTTTAAACTTATGAAAAACGTAATTTTCGCAATCTTCGCAGTAGCCATGTTGGCATCTTGCTCACAATCAACTGAAACTACACCATCTGACTCAACAGTAGTTGACTCTTTGGCTGTTGACAGCACAGTTGTTGAGAAAGACACAACATTTTCTTCAGAAGAGTTGAAAGACACTTTGAAGTAATCTTCTATCGTGTCTAAAATGAAAAAGGGGTCGATGACCCCTTTTTTTATGAATTATAGTTTGGGTTTGTTTCCCAATTGTATCCCCCTGAACCGTTTTCTACTAATTTGTAGAATCTTCCACTGTAATCCTCAGGTACAGTCAATGTTGATTCATCAACGTTGAGTAATTCCATACCGTGTCCTGTTCCCCAACCATCGATTGGTTCACTGATTTCTACGCAACCTGCAGATTCTGCAGTCCACTCGGTTAAGTTAACCGCTCCTGATTTTGTAACAAAGTGTACCACCTTGTCTTCTTGTTTTCTAATAATCCACATAGTCAAATATTTTCTAATAAATATTTCAGAAATGTGATAAAATACAAATCTGTGCCGTATATTTGTATTGTTAAACCACCACACACCATGACAACAAGCAAAACCATCATCCTCGACAAAGTAAAAGCCTACAACGGTTCAAACGACTTCATCCGCAAAATGAGCGAGTCTCTTCACAAGTGGGGTCGTCTCACAGACAAACAATACGCAGTTGTTGAAAAACTCGTAATCAACGAAGACCGTACCAAGGAAGTTAATGTGGAATCTCTTCCCGATGAGCTTCGTTCAATCCTTGAATACAACGGTCAGACCGCATTCATCGTGGACCTTAAGACCAAATACTTGACCTACCGCAACCTCACCGACAAACAAATCCAAAAAGGATACGAGGCGGTAAATCGTGAGAAAGCAAAAAACTCTCAAACCACCCTTAACCTCAAGTTGGTAGGTAACACCATCAAGTTGCGTCGTTCAATCGCCGAGAAAATCAAAGAAGCTAAGGGTTTGGAGTTCTTCCCAATCTTGGTTGACGTAACCGAAGTGATGGTGATGAGCGACAAGGCATTCAAACTGAAAGCCAAACTCACCAAAGAAAACGGAGGCATCTGCCGCTGTTGCGGACGAACCCTCACCGATGAGATGTCTCGTCTGACTGGTATCGGACCCGTGTGTTCAGCACACATCGGTGTTAAACACCCCGAAACCAAACTTGACCTTCCGATGTACCGTGAGAGAATCAACAACAAGATTGACGAAATCGGTGAGTTTGAGTTCTGGATTCCAAAACGTGGAATCGTACAGTGGAACGGGACTGCAGGTGTGATGTTGAAGTTCTAACAAAACGGGGGGAGAAATCCCCCCACTTTTTAAACCATGAAATACCTACTTTTTTTTCTACCAACAATTCTACTCGGACAGGTTCCGACATACAACGGAACCTCATACGTGGGGGAACACAATGGATATTACTACTACAAATCAAATGAAAACTTCAATTGGTCGGGAGCCAATGAAAAGGTAAAATCAATTGACACCTCGTTTGATTTACTGTCTATTCATTCAATACAAGAACAGGAGTTTCTTTTTTCAAATATTCCAAATGGAATGAATTGGATTGGTTTTACTGATACAACAAACGAAGGTGAGTTTGTGTGGACTGATGGTTCACCTGTCGATTTTGTGTATTGGGATGTAAACGAACCGAATAATTCTACTGCAGGAAATGAGGATTGGACACTTTTTGGTTATGGTCATCAGGGTAGTTGGAATGATGGTACCAACTACTCTTGGGACAAGTATCCGTTCTTGTTCAAAGTTAAGAAGGTAGTTCCCCCACCACCTCCTGTACCAAAGTTTGATAAGGTAAAAATTTACCCTACGTTGGTAAACCGGTCATCGTATTACAAAACAAAGATTGATGTTCCAAAAGAGTTCTTGTTTACCACCATGAAGTTTTACATTCACGGTGAGACTGGTCAGTTGGTAGAATACAAAGAGTTGGTGATTTACGATGAGACTATTGAGGTACCGTTACCGTGGGTTTCTGAGTCAATGTACTATTTGACTGTTATCGTTGGTTCTGAAAAATATTTCGAGAGGATTGTTATTGTCGAATAATATTAACATCATCGGTCTCGGTTAATGAGTTTCCTGCTGATTCAAACCGTGTTTGACCGATGTAGTTAGTTTTTGTTGCAACCGCCCTGATATTAGGGATATACATGTCCCTCATGTCTTTTCTTGGGTGTGTAGATATAACCGCAGATAAAAACTCATCAGACACAACAACATTTTGTTTTAAGACATCCAAATGGTCCTCAATGAGTCTGATTATCCCATCACTCTGTAAGATGTAAGAGTGGGTGTTGTAGAAGAAAGAAGGACGTATGAAATGTTCTTTACCAATTCTTGATGGACGAATAACATCACCAAAGTAATCGTGAAGAGAGTTGTGAGCCAACAAACAAAAGTCCCAATCATAATCCTCTAACTCATCAAATATCGACCAATCAATACCTTGTAGGACATCAAAATCATCCTCAAGTATCAAGACACTACTAAAGTTGTTTTCGTAGGCATGTTCCCAACATTTTGTGTGTGATATCATACCACCAGCTTCTCCTGCAAGTGCCGGTCTTTGCCACCACCACCATCCACCATCATTAAGGTTCCAATTCGGGTAGATTCTATATTCAGGAAAGTTGTCAGGATTATCTAACAAATCTTTACCAATAAAACCGGGCATAATCATAATAGGGGTGTCATCACTCAATGGGATGTGTCTTGCCCTGTCAATAAGTTCTTGATGGTACTCAGGTCTATGGTCTATAGATATTATGTATACTTGGTCAAATTTCATAATAAAAAAAGGGGAGTAGTCTCCCCTTTGATTATAGTAAATTTAAATTTGATTTCAACATTACTCTGATGTACTAGAAAGACTCTGACCATCTTCCTCATCAACTTTTTGAATCAACATTTTATCTCTATCTTCTGAGTT